CCAGTGATTATATCGCCTTGAGTATTTATAACACCACCTGCCGATGTCGCTCTTGAAAGCATTTGAAAGTTAGTACCGTCATATTGAACAGTTATAACTTGCCCTGTTTTAATATCATTAGAACCCAATGCACTTGAAATATCTTTTACAAGGTTTTTAGCACCCAATCCATTTACATTTAATGTACTTGCCCCTGTATTGTTCTGATGTGCTTCAAACGATAGCTTTAAACCTGCTGTATATGCTGTAATTGCTGGAGTATATGCTACTTCATATGTACTCGCCGCCGCTCCTGATGATACAGCATAGCTTGCAGTTCCGTATTGTGCTTCATATAGCTCACTGTCTATATCGTCCAAGCCTTCATTTAATTGATTACCCCATCTATCAGCATCCACAGGGTCGTTAACCGCTGGTTTAATCAAATCATAATTTGTTGTCTTAGTTGCCATTTAAAAACCCTCTTTAATATATAATTTTCCAGTTGCTCTTTTTCTTCTTGATAAGTCCTGCAATCGCTTTAATTCCGCATTTGCTCGTTGTTCGTGATAACTTGCCATTTCTGGTTCGTGTTCTACGGTCAACCATATTTCAGCAAGTGCCTTGTCTTTTATTAAATCTTCCGCATAAGTTAGAAAATCATTAGTATCAGTATATCCAGTTAAATCAGGGTATTCTTTAAAATAGCTCACTTGCAATATATAATCTCTATCAGGTTTTGGGTATATTTTGTAATGTCCATCAATCCAACAATACATATACGGAATACCCGAACTTTCTATATTCAAGCGGTCGTAATTAATCTTTTTTTCTTTTCTCAAGGCATAGCGAATATCATTACATAATATATTAAAACCTTCGCTTTCATTTTCATGTAGGAAATCAGGCAATGACGAAAAATCAATCTCGTCACTACCTTCTAAGAGTGTAATATCAGCATATGCAGAATTAAACCAAAACGGATATTTTGAGTAAAATTTCACCGCATGATTTATTGCACGGTAATAAATATTTCCGTCTAAATCATTGCGATTGAGATTATCACTCGCCATAAATGTCCGCATATCGCCTATTACTACCATTTCAAAGCTCCTATGGTAAAGATGGAGCTGTTGCCACTGGTGGATTTCCATAAGCAAAAGATGCCATAGCTGTAACATTTCCAGCTTTTGAAGTAACAGCATCTTTAACGGTTACCGTCACCCACCCGTCCTCTGGCGCTCCATTTTCAAGTCCAGCAAATGCAATTCCAGTGCCTGCAAGTGTTGCACTGTTTCCTGCAGATGTAGCATCTAATCCATCAATAAAGCCGTTGGGGTCGTCTGCATATGTTGTGTTGTCATCATAAGAAAATCCGACATCTAGGGTAGTCGAGCCTGTATCACTTAAGTCATCCCAGACTAAACCAATACTATTTAAAGTAAGGTTCATTCCTTTATAAAACCGAATAAAGCCGATAGGAGTATCAACTGCTGTCGCTGCAGGAACTGTATAAGTTCCTTTTCCGTTTACTACTGTTTCCTGATTTGCTTTGCCAGATAAGGCAGAAGCACCAGGGATTATTATTGAAGGGACTGTCATAATTTACCTCTAAATTGTATGTGGAGCTGAGTAAGTTGAAATTGCAATAACTCCAGTATCTCTGGTGTTATCAAACTTTTTCCTTTTTAAACCATATATCATTGATGAGGCTATTCCGAGCTTATCCTCATAATCTTTGTTCTCTTTTATGATTTTTAAAGGCATGCCATTTTTCTCTGGTTTTAATTTTTTCAAATCTCCAGTAGTAATTGTTGGCGATGCAAATTGCAGTGCTTTTTGTCCTGTAAATACAGCCCTTTTTACATTCGTAACAGGTACTGAAGTTGAACTATGTACCCCATAAGCAACACGGTCACACATAATTAAATTAACACGGTCATACACTCCAAAAGGAGTAACCGCCTCAATTCCGCGACCATCGTTAAAGATGGTTTTTTTACCTGATTGTATTTCTGACTGTGCTATTTCATAGAATTGAATCTTGCCTTTAGAATCAGTTTTTAAATCATTGGCTTGTTCTACAGACATGTATAAATCATATCTGCCGTCGCTGTGAGGTTTAATATATGGTGATTTTCTTGCTTTTTCTAAAGCAACATCAATATAATCAAGTCGCATAGTATCAGTTGAAGTAATGTCTTCATCTGCTGACACACCACCTGCATATAAATGTCTATCTGCATGTAATGCGTCTACTGTATTATTACCTGTTACTAAATATCGTAAATCACCTGTAAAATCTATTTCATCTGAAGTTATAACAGTTGGAAAAGCTCCTGCTAACTGTTGAAAACAACAAGTGTCAATAACAGCTGTAAAATATCTAACTATGTTATCGTAAGCATCAAAATCAAAGTCTAAATTTGTTCTAAATCTAGCAATGTTTCTTTCGCCTTCGATCAAAAATGCCTTTCTATGCATATTTAACGACATTCTAGCTTTTTCATAGTCTAGGACTTCTTCGTTTCCGTCAAGAACTCCACCCTCTCCAACACCTGGTGATGTTGGTGGCTTATTGTATGCCATATTAATAGTATCACCGACATCTTTTCCCTCTCCTTCTGGCGATACATAAAGAGTACCTCTGTTTAGCATTCTAGCGAATGCAGGGTCAAGAAGCAACGCTTTCGCTGCTCCCAGTTCCCACTTTTGAACTCGTAAATCTGAGCCAATAAAATCTTGTGTTTTAGCCATAACAAATACCTTTGAAAAATTAATAAATAAACTGTTTGGTATTCGATTTTTGGGAAGAGTTAAAATTCTCTTACTGCTTATCGTGGCGAACGGCAACTATTGCTGGAGTTGCGACCTCTGCGGATTTATAGCTCGCGACACTACTTTAAATAAATTAACATAATGAAAATTTACTGTCAACTGTCAAAATCTATATCGTTTATATCGGTATTTAATAATTCGTGAAACGATAAAGTGCTTTTATTTACTTTGTTGTTAGTTTTTCCTTGCCCAAGTCCTCCGCCATTTAAAGATGCGGATTTACTCTTGTTTTTATTTATAGTTTTTAAGTTAGCTTTTGGCGGTGATGTTTTTTCTGCTGGTTTTGAATAACCAAAACTAGTTGCATATTGGTCGACTGTTTCTGATAAGTTCCCGCCGTTCGCAAGTGTTTGAATTAATGTATTTTCAACTTGCTGTGATGCTTGTTGTTTTATAAAGCCTCTGATTTGCTCGTCTGTAGCTTGCGGGTGATTGTTTCTTAATGTATTAAAGTTTTGTAATTCTGAAATAGATGTTTGTTTATCAATTAAGAATTGTTTTTGTGCTGTATAATCAGGGTTAGCCTGTATTGCTCTTATTTCCTCATTATCTTTTTTTATTGATAATTGTTGTAAATAATTTTGTTGCTGTATTTCATTTAGTCGTCCTTCTAATTCAGTGTTTTTATTCCATAGATTGTGACTATCTGGTTCTATATCAATGTCAAATGGATTTACAGCAGGCTTTGGTGGCTCTGCTACTGTTTGTTGTGTCTGTTGTTGTTGTGTATTTGTTCCTGCTACCTTAGATAGTGTTTCTTGTAAAAACCTTTCTCTTTCTTGTAGCTCTTTTATTTTTTTATTAGCTTTTCTTTCACGGGCATATTCTGGGTTAGTCTTTAATTTCTTACTATCCTCTTTTGTAATAACATCTCCGTCCTCGTCTTTTTCTGGTTCTGGTTCTGGTTCTGGTTCTGGTTCTTTATCATCAGTTTCTTTTACTTCATTATCTGCTGGCTCGTCCTCTGGCTCACCTTCTTTAAAAGAAAAAACATCATCAAGGGATTTTTCTCTTTCTGATATTTCGTCTAATATTTCGCTTTTGTCTAATATCTCATTATTATCTAATGTTGTTTGTTCTTCTGTCATATTTTAAACTCCTTGTTGTATGTTTTGTTCTGGTTGTGTAGGTTCTTGAACTGGTGGCGGTGGCGGTGGCGGTGGCGGTGGCGGAAGTGTCGCCATATTCACCAATCCTGTCATTGCGGTAATTTTCTCACCTTTGATTTTTTCATTATTCAAAGCTGTTTCCGATAGTTTTTTATTCGTATCCGCTTGTCTTTGTATTGCACTTGCTTGCTTGTCCATAGCTTCTGCGACTGCTTTATCAACTTCAGCTCCCATCATCTCAATAAGTTTCCGCTGTTGTTCTTCTGCCAATGGGTCTGGTGGTTGTGGCTTAGGTGTTATCATTTCAATAATTGTTTGTCTATCTGCTTCTGATAATCCATCAACATATTTTAAAGCAATAGGGTATATATTACCCATTCCCATTTGTGAGAATTTATCAGCTAACGACATAATCATCGTTAAGTTTTCTTCTTTTTGAGATGGACTATCTGGTGCTTCTGCAATATCAATTTGAAATTCACAATCTAGCATATCTTGCATTAGTTGAGCAAATTGAACACTGCCATCTTCTCCTATAATCTTAACAATTTTATTAGGCGAGTTTTCTGCAATAATCTTAATATAATCAATCATCAATCGCATTGTTTCTGTTTGATATAGCAAAATACTATCAAAAAATGTAGCAAGTGTTGTCATTGCCTGTTTAATTCTTTGCCTTTCCAGTGTAGCAGTAGCATTTTTATTTTCTGTATTTCCTAATAATTCAGGTGTGATATTTGTTGTTTTTCTGATTGCTTCTTCGCTTTTCTGTAAAATATTCTCATAACCTGTTGGCATTTGCGGTTGTCTTTTGTCATGTATTCGCCCACTCATTCCGTCGTTAATCCAAATAACCGTAGCCTCCTCGTTAAACCTCTTTTCAAAGTCTGCGGGGTCGTCCGTTACACCTTTTTCAACTATAACACCACTTTGAGCCAATGTTTCAGTCGCTTTCATCATTTCAGTTAAAGACTTTGTTAAGTATTTCGCAGGTTCTCGCATTAAAGAAACTAAGCCAAACAACAACTTCCTTTCACTATCAAAATATGCAGTTTTAAATTTTATTGTAAATCCTGCCTGATGTATATTCTTGTGCTTTTCAAGCAAGACATCGCCACTTATCATAGCAGTGTAATAAACTCTACGGTCTATTTTTACAGCTTCTGGATATATGTCTAATTCTGTTAATATCTCTTTAAATGTACTCCATCGCTTTTTGTCTAATACTAATTCATTTCCTTTTAAATTAACTTCAAAATTTTCCTCGTCTTCTTCGTTATATTGATTGTTAATGCTTGCAAGTAATAATATTATTGATTTAGCCTGCTCTTCATCTTGTGCCATGAAAATAGGGTTTTCAATTCTATAAAATGTCTCATAATCCCACCATTGAAACTGATGAATGACTATTTGCTCATCGTCTGTTCCAGATACATATTGCATAGTTTGTTTTGATTGGTAAGCACCATCGTTATAAACTGGCTCTTTTTCTCCGTATTCAAACTCTTCCTGTTCCAAAGTTTCAGGGTCAACTCCAAATAATCGCTTTATATCTGTTTTTTCAAATGCTTTTTTTCTTGCAACATAGCGGGCATCTGTAAAATTCTGTTCCTGAGCATTAACATCAAACCAAACATCATTAGGACTTATTCGTTCTATATCAATTTCGCCGTTTCCCTCTGGGTCGCTCCCGTGTTCGTTGTTATATAATATCTCAATGTCAACAGCACCATATCCATATATCAGCATATCAAGGTCTTGCTTGCTTTCTATCTGGTCAAAATTAGCATTCTCTTTAAATGTATCTGATATTGAATTAATGTATTGGCTTCTAAATTGCTGTTCTTCTTGCTCAACTATCTTTGCCAAGCATTGCGATTTTTGCCTATGTTGTATTATAAAACCTGATACTGAATTGACTATAGGATGAATATGGTTGAAATATACATACTTATCAGCCTCTAAATTCCCGTCCTTAAAAGCAATTTCTTTATTTCCTGTGTAAAAAGCCTCATTTGTTTTGTTTTCTTTGTACTGCAAAGCAAGGCGGTTCTCACTTTCTCGCCTTGCACTATCAAAAAAATTCAATATTTTCTTATTGCTTTTCATTAAAATATTATTAACCCCTTTTTGTCATCAGGTAAAAGAATATGTAACTTACCATATTTATTGTCTTTTGTTTTATCTTTGTCAAGTTTCATAGATGATTTTGACAATATTGTATTAACGATTAATTCAAAACAATTTCTGCTATCAGGTATTAAATTAAAAAATATCATCATTCCTTGCAATGAGATTAATTCATTTGCTGTTAAAACTAAGCTAATTTTTTGTTTAACTCCTTCTCCAGTCAGATATATGTTGTATTTCAAAACATTTCCGTTGCTGTCCATAGCCTCTTTAAAATGACTGTGCTTTGATATTTTATAATTTTCTTGCATTTTTCTATATATCTATACATCTTTCAACTAACGAAGGAACATTTTTAACAGATACACCCCTTAATGTTATTCCCTTTTGAATAGTTTGCTTGGTAGTTGCTCCACTTCTAACCTTGGTGTATTTATTGAAAGTCAATGTTGCGAATTGTGTATCATCATCAAAATCTATTTTAGCCCGTTCTTCTGCACAGGCAACGAGCATTTCCTTACACTTTTCATACTCTGATTTTTTTACTGTTTTTTTATTTTCTTGTGTCATTTAAAACCACCCTTTTTTTTCATAATTATTATATGAATTGTTCTTTAATATCACTGTTGGAAATGTAGCATTTAAATCTGTTTCAACTATTCTAGCCATTCCATCTATCATATCGTCGTGTGTTCCAACAGGAAAAAAAGAAAACTCGTTAATTAATTCTTTTATCAATTCTTTATGTGAATTGTCAAGGTCAATATAAATTAAACTTTTAGGAAAATAGAACCTGCCAGCTTCAATAATAGGAATTAATCGCCGTATTCTATCCTCTTTTGCCTGTCTACCGCCTATTTCAACTATATTAAATCTATATCCAAGCTCTTTTTGTTTTTCTTCAATGTAATGAATATCTGATTGTATCCCATATTTCTCATATCCAACCTTCGGAGGCTTTCCGCTCTTCTCGTTCCATTTCCTATGTAAATTAAATAATGCTTCCACTCGTTCTGTTGGGTTTAGTCTATCTCTCACAATATCAAGTAAATAATAATTTCTATCTGGTGCTAATCCTATTACTAGCATTGCTGTGTAATCACTTGTCTTTTTCTTTTCATTAGCAGGGTCAACGATTATAAATATATTCATTCCTTGCCCTGTTTTTATCTCATCATAATATTTGTACCAAATAGACTTAAACTCTCCGCTTCCCAAAGGAGTCGGTCGTTGTTGGTATTGTCCTGAATAGGCATAGCTTCCAAGGTCTATTTTTGTTTGTTTTGTTTCTTCAATATCCATTCTATCTGGGTGCAATAACTCACCTTTGAAAACTGTTTTTTCTTTCTTGCTTACAGGAAATGAATAAGTCTTTTGTCTTTCTGTTTCATTCTGTATTTTTAAATGTTCCCACCCGCCTTTTTCTAATAAATGCCCTGACAAATCCTGCTCGTGCAGTCGTTGCATAATAACAATAACAACACCGTTTTTCTTATCGTTTAATCTTGAGCTGAATGTCTGGTCGAACCAATTTAATGCAGTTAATCGCTGAACATCACTGACTGCCTGTGCTGGATTGTGAGGGTCATCAACTATTAGGAAGTTTCCCCCGAAACCAGTTGATGAACCACCGACAGAAGTTGCGAACCTTTGCCCTTGCTTTGTAGTTTTAAAATAATCCTTAGTATCTTGTGTCTGTGATATTCTTGTGTTGGGGAATGCTTCTCTATATATTCCGTTTTTCATTACTAATCTGCAATCTTCCGAATGCTTCCTTGATAATGATTGAGAGTATGAACTTACCACTATTTGCTCAGATGGATTATTTCCTAACAACCAAGCGGGAAAGGCAGAGCTTACACATATAGATTTCATAAAACGAGGCGGTATATTTATAATCAATCGTTTTATCTCCCTACTACGACAAGCTGTGAGATATTCCGATATTAAATCTATGTGCCAGTTATGTAAGTATGTCGTTGCAGGGTCTATTATTTCAAAGGATTTTCTAACAAAAGAGCTTAAATCCTCTCTTAATGCTGTTAGTAATATTTGTTTGATTTCATTCATCTTTTAAAAAACTTAGAAAGCCCTTAATTTCATCACTTGTCATAACATAATTAGCATGTTTTGTTTTTCCTTTATAATCTTCTTGCACTCTTAAATTAATCAAAAGTCCTGTTTTTTGAACTAACAAATGCCTTGTCATGCATTCTGTTTCTCCGCCTTCTCCTACTATATCAAAGTCCCTTTTAAAGCACTTGCTAACAGGTGTTTTATTCTCGTTTGTTTTATCGTTCATTTTATTAATCCTCTTCTAATTTTTTTTCAATATAGTCTCTGACTATTGATAATTCACTATTGCTAAAAGTCATATTGACATTAATGTCTTTAGTTCCTTTGCTTTCTGATTTCTCAATCAATAATCCAAATAGCTTACATTGACTGTCTACGGCTCCTTTGGCAGATGAGTATTGCTTGTCACCCTTAGCACCTTCTTTTATTTCTTCGTATTCTTTGAAAGCTTTTTCCTTTGTAAATACGAACTCTTCAGTCTTTAAAGCTCGTAATTCGCCTAGCCTTTGTATAATCTTTGTATGTTTCATCATTTTACTACTGTTGCATTCTGCAGTAGTTTCTAATCCTGTCCAGTTATAAGCTGTTTTGTATGCCTTTGTAGCGTTTCCACCATTTAAGATATATTCTTGACAAAAGTTTTCTTGTTTTTCAGTAGTTTTCATAACCTATAATATTAATATATATAGCCAAACATTCCATTGTTTCGAAAAGCATAATCAAAACTTTGTTTTTGCTGTTTTATTTTATACCTTATTTTTCCATAAAATGTATCATCTCTTCTTTAGCAGAATCTAAGTTATAATACCAATTGTCACTTTCGCTGAACGAATACAATATTTTACCCGTTTTCTTCCCTTTTATTTTTTGATATTTGCCTAGCACTCTCTTGGCATTCCAAGCATACTTCTTATATATGCCAATATCCTTTTTTTTATTTGTAATATCAATATACTTACATTCTATTGCAAAAAAACCATCTTTTTTAAGAGATGTATCTTTTTGAACATCAAGTCTGACATATTGTTCATATTTGTCTTTCATGACTATCATAATTTATACCTTTATTTTTTTGTACTCTTCCCAATCAGTTGCGAATACATTATTCCAATAAATATAACTTTCTCTAACTCCGTCTTGATTGAATATTTTGTTGTCTTTAATGAAGTAATAGGCATAATGTGCCCAATCCTTTCGTCTTATTTTAGAACCGTGTTTTAATAAATTCAATGCTTCTGAAAAATTCATAACTTCCTAAAACTCCAAATAATTTTTATAAAATCAAAACATACTCCTTTTTTAATACCTATAGTGTCTGGCAGTATCCAATCAGCAAGAAAAAAAAAGAAACCAATACATGTCATCAGTATCCTTATTGGAACAGATACTACACACAATAGAATAAATAAAATTTTTGTCATATCATTAAATCCTTTAGTAAAAAATATGTGCTGAATGACAACACAATTATTAAAAAAACAATAGAGCCAATGTATATATTTATATTAATTTTTATAATAATAATATACAGCAAAAGCACTGATTATCAAGTAAATATTTGTTTATCGTTATGCTTCTTAATATAATCCAGCAACAACTTGTTGTATCCTATAATATCCACAACATTATCATCATACCAAGGGTCGCCACACAACATACGAGCAACCTTATGAAGGTTCATATGTAGAGCTTCCTTGTGAACATATGATAATTTAGAATAGCTAGGCGAGGTTTCCGCAACCTCCATAAACTGCTGTGTTATACGGGCATGCTCCTCAAAAGAACCATATCTTTTGCCCCGTTCCTCTAATACTTTATCTACATCAGTCATTCCTTTCCCTCTTCAATTAATGAAAATTCTTTTAACTGCAATGTGTTTTCCAATAAATAAGGTTTCCAAGTATAAAAAAACTTATTCGTCGTTGCGGTAGCTAAAGAATAACAAGCAAGCCGTGCAGGAGATATATGCCGAAACACTAGCTTA